AGAACGTGGTGAATTATCTAAAGATTTTTATGACGCTACACACATAGGATACTAATATGGCAGACGCAGTTACAACACAAACAATAGTAGATACATCTGGAGTTAAGTACGTAGTTAAGATGACTAACTTTTCAGACGGTACTGGAGAAACTAACGTTAATAAAGTAGACGCTTCAACGACTACTTTTATGTCCGAAGACGGTGCTAGAAGTATAGCAAGAGTATATTATGCTATTAATACGTCTGATAGAAAATCAGGAGTAGAATTAATATGGGATGGTGTTACAAATGCTACTGCTTTATTTTTGTCAGGACAAGGAACTATAGATTTAAGAACTGATGGAAACTCATTTAAAAACAATGCTACTACACCAACTGGTGATGTATTGTTAAGTACAAAGGGGTTTGCTGTTGGAGATAACTACTCAATAATCGTTGAATTTAGATAAGAAATCTTATAAATAGTAAGAGAGAGAACTATGAAACTAATTACCGAAGAAGCATTCGATTCAAAATTTCTTATAGAAGAAGTTGACGGAAAGAAACAATTTAAAATTAAAGGTATCTTTTTACAAGCAGATATCAAAAATAGGAATGGCAGAGTCTATCCTAGAGAGATATTGCAAAAAGAAGTAGCAAGATACAATAGAGAATTTATCAATAAAAGACGTGCATTTGGCGAGTTAGGACATCCTGATGGACCAGTTGTAAATCTTGAAAGAGTAAGTCATATGATAACAGACTTACATCCTGATGGAAGTAATTTTGTTGGTGAAGCAAAAGTGATGGACACACCCTATGGTAAGATTGTTAAAAATCTTATCAACGAAGGCGCTCAATTAGGAGTATCTTCAAGAGGTATGGGATCACTAGTGCGTGGACACGGTGGTGTTAATGAAGTAGGAAGAGATTTTTACTTAGCAACAGCTGCCGATATTGTTGCAGACCCAAGCGCTCCAGACGCTTTCGTAGAAGGCATTATGGAAAACAAAGAGTGGGTATGGGACAATGGTGTTATCAAAGCACAAGAGATAGAAGAGTGGAAAAAGTATATAACTGAAGCAAAACGACTACGTTTAGCAGAAGCAAAGGCAGACGTATTCAAAAAATTCATTGAAAAACTATAATATTATAAATATCTATTAATAACGAGAAAACTAATTTAAACGTTTAAATTAATTAAGGAGATTTTTCTTATGGCTGAAACAGACAAAATAGAAGCGTTAGAAGCTCAAGCAGTGGAAGAGGCGAATTCACCTAATCCGCAAGCAGATGCTCCTAAAAAGAATGCTGTTACGGCTGAACCTTCTCATATTGCTAAGATGAGTGAATATGAAGATTTAGGTAAAGCAGTAGTTAAACCTACAGACAGCAATCCTGACGCAACTAAAAAAGTTACAAAAGTTTCTGGACAAGCTCCTCAAAAATCACAAGGTGCTGCTGACGCAATGCCTAAATTGACTGGTAGCAATACCAAGTTGGAGAACAAAGAAACTAAAGACAAAGACGGTAAAGAAATTAAAGAAGGCGATATACCACCTGCGTTGCAAAAAGCAATTGATGCTAAAAAAGGCAAAGAAGTTAAAGAATCAGATGATAAAAAAGACGGTGATAAAACTTCTAAAAAAGATGACGCAGACGTAAGAGTAGAAGACAAAGACGAAGATAAGAAAAAAGAAATTGACGTAAAAGAACACGTTGATGCTCTTATCGCTGGAGAAAAAGACTTAACCGAAGAGTTCAAAGCTAAAGCTGCTACTATTTTTGAAGCGGCAATCAAATCTAAAGTAAAAGAAATTGCTGAAGAATTGGAAGCAGATTATAATAATAAGTTTGAGCAAGAAAGTAATAAAGCAAAAGCAGAATTAACTGAAAAAGTTGATTCTTATTTGTCTTACGTTGTTGAAGAGTGGATGAAAGAAAACGAAATCGCTCTTGAACGAGGAATTAAAGGCGAAATTGCTGAAGACTTTATCAATGGTTTGAAAAAATTATTTGAAGACCATTACATTGATGTTCCAGATGAAAAATATAACGTGCTTGAAGACCAAGCAAGTAAAATTGAAAAACTGGAAAAAGACCTCAATGAAGAAATTGGCAAAAATGTTGAGTTAAACAAGGAAGTCGGAAATAAAACTAAAGATGAATTAAAATCTAAAGTTGCTGAAGACCTTGCTGACACATCAAAAGAAAAATTTGCTAAACTTGCAGAAGAAATTGAATACTCTAACGCAAAAGATTATCAAAAGAAATTAGAAACTGTTAAAGAATCTTATTTTGGAAAAAAATCTGAATCGAAAGAGAATCTAGATGATGTAGCGGCAGGTGGATCAGTAAATCCTGATTTATCAAAATCTATGGCAGCTTACAGCGCCGCTATAAGCAAAACTAAAGATATTAAAATATCTTAAATAGAAGTAAATATATAAGGGAGATAGACACATATGTACTTATCTGAAACACACGAAAAAAAATGGCAGCCAGTACTAGAGCATCCTGATTTACCAAAAATTACTGATGCTTATAGACGTGCCGTTACTTCTGTGATATTAGAAAACCAAGAAAGAGCTTCTAAAGAAGACTCTGCTTACTTGGCTGAAGCAGCTCCAACAAACGCAACAGGTAGTGCTGTAGCGAATTGGGACCCTATTCTAATTTCATTAGTTCGTAGAGCTATGCCGAATTTAATAGCATACGACATTGCAGGAGTTCAACCAATGACAGGTCCTACAGGACTTATTTTCGCTATGAGAAGTAGATACACTTCACAAGCAGGCGGAGAATCATTCTTTGATGAAGCTGATACAGATTTTTCAGGCAGAAATGCTGCTGGATCTTCTGTTGATGGTTTCTCATCAACTGCTCACTCGGGTTCAAACCCAGGAGTTTTAAATGACGGTTCACCTGGAACGTATACTAAAGGTACTGCTATGACTACAGCGAAAGCTGAAGCTCTTGGCGATGCTAGCGGTAATGCATTTGCAGAAATGGCATTCTCTATTGAGAAAGCAACTGTAACTGCTAAATCAAGAGCTCTAAAGGCTGAATATACTATGGAACTTGCACAAGATTTAAAAGCAATCCACGGTTTAGATGCTGAAACAGAACTTGCAAACATCTTATCTGCTGAAATTTTAGCAGAAATTAATAGAGAAGTTGTAAGAACTATTTACATCAATTCAGAACAAGGCGCTCAAACTGGTAATGTTACTACAGCGGGAATTTTTGACCTAGATACAGATTCTAATGGTAGATGGTCTGTTGAAAGATTTAAAGGTCTTATGTTCCAACTTGAAAGAGATGCTAATAGAATTGCACAAAGAACAAGACGTGGAAAAGGTAATATAATTATCTGTTCTTCTGACGTTGCTAGTGCTCTTCAAATGGCAGGTGTATTAGATTACACTCCAGCTTTAAATAATAACTTATCTGTTGATGACACAGGCAATACTTTTGCAGGTGTTCTTAACGGTAGATTTAAAGTTTATATTGATCCTTACTCAGCAAATAGTACTGCTAAACAGTATTACGTTGTTGGATATAAAGGAACATCACCATATGACGCAGGTATTTTTTACTGCCCATATGTTCCTTTACAAATGGTTAGAGCAGTTGGTCAAGACACATTCCAACCTAAAATCGGTTTCAAGACTAGATATGGTTTAGTAGCCAATCCTTTCGCAGAAACAGGTGCTCAATCAGGTGCTGCTACAGCAGTAAATGACGCAGGATCAGCAAACAGTAACAGATATTACCAAAAAGTGCAAATCGCAAATCTTATGTAAGAATTGCTTTCTGTATTTGAACTTACGTTCATACGGTATTGTCATTGAAAAGTTTATATTAAGAAAGAAAACGGTGCTCTTTACGGAGTGCCGTTTTTTTTGGCCTAGCTATAGCAAAAAAGAGGCATAAATATAACTATGAAACTCAATAAAACTATTACTAAATTTGACTATGCTTCTCCAACGCAGTTTAAATTTACTATTACAAAACTTCCTAAAGTTGAATTCTTTTGTACAGCAGTAAACTTACCAGGCATTTCATTAGAAGGTACAATGGCTCAACCAACACCATTGAAAGATATACCTGTACCTGGAGATAAACTATCATATTCAACTCTTAATATGGATTTTATGGTAGATGAAAATTTAGAAAACTATAGAGAGATACACGGTTGGTTAACTGGTTTAGGTTTTCCTAAAGATAGACAAGAATTTAGAAACTTATTAGGTGGTGGTGCAGATAGATTTCCAACATCTACTGGCTCTAATCAAGAAACAGACGCAGGTAAAATTAAATATAAAGCAAGTGATACAGGTGCTGTTTATTCAGACGCAACATTAAGTATATTAACAAGTAAAAATACAACAAATATTCAAGTCAGATTTTCAGACATATTTCCAACATCATTATCTGGATTGAATTATAACCAACAACAAACAGATGTCAACTATTTGATAGGGACAGTTACTTTCCAATACAAAATATATGAATTTGCAGAAGGAAGTGGACAAACTTCGGTAACAGTATCGTAGCAACCTTTACTTTTCTATTACAGTATGATATAGTATAATTATGAATATAGAAGAATTACAAGAATTAGCAGACAAAGATTTAAAAATTAACGATAGTGAACTTGATTTAGAATCAATCAAAACCCCACAACTCCATAATCAATTTATGAAACACTTAACAAAGTTTAAGTTAATGTTAAGTAGAGCTGATAGTGAATTGCATATAGTTAAAAGAACAAAATGGGAATACTATACAGGTAAATCAGACCCTAGTATCTATATTGAAAAACCTTTTAACTTAAAAATATTAAGACAAGATGTAGATAAGTATATTGATTCAGATGAAGAAGTTATTAAAGCAAAACAAAAGGTTGACTACCTTAATACTGTAGTTGATTTTTTAGATAGAACGGTCAGACAAATTTCAAACAGAACATTCACTATAAAGAACGCCATAGACTGGAAGAAGTTTATATCAGGAGCTATTTAATATGGGAAAAGTTAATATAGTAAAATTTAAGAGTGGACCTAAAAGAACTTTTTTTGCTCCCGAGTTTGATTACACAATATTTGAAACTGGAGTAGAACAAGTTGACTTTAAAGAGTTAGCAAAACTTCTTTTAAGCAAAGAAAAAGAAGTATTAAGTTTGCCTGTATCAACTGGAGTAGCTGGAGTTGTAAATTCTTACACAGGACTAAAAGAGAATAGTACAACACAAAGATATGATAAGTATAATGTTTTAAAATGGGAAGATAAAAATATAAAAGAGTTAAAAGGAAACATACTAAACTTTCATAAGAACATTTTAAAATATTTTAAACAACCACTTCCAAATGAATTGTATATACAATGTTGGTATAATGTTATGCGTAAAGGAGAACAAATAAAAGCTCATCTACATAATATAGGACCAAACTGTTATTTAGGAGGTCATATTTGCGTACAATGTGATGATACATCTACCCATTATATCAATCCAATAAATCAAATTAATGACCCTATGATACATAGTAGTAAAAATGATGTAGGTAAACTGACTATGTTTCCAGATAATATACCACACTATACAGATATACACAATTCAGATAAAGAAAGAATAACAATTGCATTTGATTTACTAATAGAAAAGCCCAACAAAGACTTTAAAGATAACTATTCTGGAAATTTACATTTAGGAAATTATTTAAAGTTAATATAATGACGGCAATTCGTTATTTAATCATAGATAAAAAAGATGATGTCTACTTAAAGATAGAAGCAGACGATAGTATAAGAAGAGAACTTGGAGAACATTTTACTTTTGAAGTACCTGGTTTTCGTTTTATGCCTCAATTTCGTAATAGAGTATGGGACGGCAAGATAAGATTATTTTCATATGCAACTGGTCAAATATACGTAGGATTATATCCTTACATACTTCATTGGTGTAAAGAAAATAAGATTGAAGTTGTTAATGGAACAAAGATAGAAGATACTAAAGTTGATGATAGTAAGGTAGAAAAGTTTATTACTGCTCTTAAAATTCCTATGGAAATAAGAGATTATCAAAAACAAGCATTTTCATATGCAGTAAGAAAGAATAGATGTTTATTATTATCTCCAACAGCAAGTGGCAAATCACTTATTCTATATCTATTAGTACGTTTTAATCTATTAAGATTACCTAAAAATAAAAAAATATTAATCATAGTACCTACTACATCATTGGTAGAACAATTATATAAAGATTTTAAAGACTATGGTTATGATAGTTTAAAAAATGTACATAGAATATATGAAGGACATAGTAAAATAACAAATAAAAGAATAGTTATATCTACTTGGCAATCAATCTATAATCAAACAAAGAACTACTTTAACGACTATGGTATGATAATTGGTGACGAAGCACACTTATTTAAAGCTATATCATTAACAAAGATAATGACGAAGCTAACTAATTGTAAATACAAAGTAGGTTGTACAGGTACCCTAGATGATAGTAAGACACACAAACTAGTATTAGAGGGGCTGTTTGGTGCAGTCAACAAAGTTATATCTACTACAGAACTCCAAGACAAACAGCATTTAGCTAAACTTAAAATTTTCTGTTTAGTATTACAATACGGTAAAGTACAAAGAGAATTCTTAAAAAATAAAACATACCAAGAAGAAATGGATTTTTTAGTTAGAAATGAGAAAAGAAATAAATACATAAAAAACTTGGTCACTGGTTTACACGGCAATACTTTATGCTTGTTTCAGTATGTAGAAAAGCACGGTAAGTTATTATATGAACTAATTAAAGAAAAGGCAGGTGACCGACCTATTTTCTATATCCACGGAGGAGTGGAAGCTGATGAACGAGAACAAGTACGAGCTATTACCGAAAAGTCTGACGGAGCGATTATTGTCGCTTCTTATGGGACGTTCAGTACTGGTATTAATATCCGTAACTTACACAATATTGTTTTTAGTAGCCCTAGTAAATCTCGTATAAGAAATTTACAATCAATAGGACGAGGATTAAGACTAAAAGATAACAAATCACACGCAACATTATATGATATTGCTGATGACCTTTCCTATGGGGAAAAGGAAAATTATACCCTACAACACTTTCGTGAGAGAATAAATATATACAATAGTGAAGACTTTGAGTATGAAATACACAACGTAGAACTGGAGAAAAATGGACGTAAAAGCTGACATAAGAATTATCAAGTTAATAAATGGTGATGATGTTGTAGCACATTTGCCATCTGGAGCAAGACAATTGCCAGATAAATCTCCTATGCTACGAATCAGCAAACCATTACAGATTAAATATATTCCACAGATGACACCTATGGGAATAAGAGATTACATTGCTTTAATTAAATGGGTAAATTATACTCCTGATAAAGTAGTAACTATTCCAAAAGATAAGATAATGACAATAGTTTCGGCGTCTGGTGAAATGTCTAAAAATTACTTACATCTTGCAAATGATTACGATAAAATAGACCAGCCTAAAAAGGGTAGAAAAGGATTGTTCCAACAAGAAGAACTTTCCGAGGAAGATAATGAAATATTAAATGATATATTTAAGGATAAAACTACGAAGAGAACTCTCCACTAGTGACTCTAAGCAGTCTTTAACCGGACACATAGTCCATTATACACAAAAAAGGTGAAAAGTCAAGTGCCATACAAAATGAAAAAACTAGCACACATAGCCAAGCAATGGCAAATAGGAGAGATAATCCTCGTTAAAAACCTATCTAAAGCAATCAAACAATTATTACGACCTACCATTGACAAATGGACTAAAAAGTAGTATATTATATATTATTATGGCAAAAGAAAAATATAAAAAAAGACCAGAACATTATGTAAATAATAAAGAATTTTTACAGGCAATGATTTTATATAGAAGGTCTGTAAATAAAGCTGCTAAATTAAAAGAAGTAAAACCACCTGTACCAAATTATGTTGGTGAGTGCTTTTTAAAGATAGCGAATCACCTTTCATATAGACCAAATTTTATAAACTACACCTATCGTGATGATATGATATCAGATGGTATAGAAAACTGTTTACAATATTTACACAATTTTAATCCAAGAAAATCAAACAATCCCTTTGCATATTTCACACAAATTATCTACTATGCTTTTGTACGGAGAATACAGAAAGAGAAAAAACAAACAACTATTAAACACCGTATGATTCTAAACGCAAACTATGATGATATGACTTTGCAACCTGGAGAAGATAGAGAGTTTAAAAATCAATTTACAGAATTCTTGCGTAAGAATGTACCAGCGGAAGAACCAGTTAAGAAGAAAACACCAACTAAAAAGAAAAAGAAAACAGTTAAAAAGAAATGAAGTGTGATAAGATTTTAATAGTAGGAGGAGGTTCTGCTGGTTGGATGACAGCGGCAACTCTAATCAAAGCATATCCAAAGAAAGATATAACTGTATTAGAATCACCTAACATTCCTACAATATCAGTTGGCGAAAGTACAATAAATGCAGTTAAACACTGGACAAAATTTTTAGGCATAAAAGATGAAGAATTTTTAAAACATACAGATGGTACTGTTAAATTTAGTATTAAGTTTACAGACTTTAATGGAAAAGATGAGGCGCCGTTTTATTATCCTTTTGGTCCAGTTGTAACAGAAGGAACTCAATTTGGTTATAATGATTGGTGGATGAAAAAAGCATTTAATCCAGAACTACCGGTTTCAGATTATGCAGATAGTTATGCTCCTGTTATGGCACTAGTTAATCAACGTAAGGGTTGTTTTAACTTTAAGATACCAGGTATGAAAATGGGTCAGATACAAGAATTTGATATTGACCGTGATTCTGCTTATCAGTTTGACGCAATTAAATTTGGTATATGGTTGAGGGATCATTATTGTATCCCTAGAGGTGTCAAACATATTAAAGAACATATTGAAGATATTAAACAAGATGAAAATGGTATTGTTTCTTTGAACGGCAAACATAAAGCAGATTTATATGTTGATTGCACAGGATTTAAATCTCTTTTATTAGGAGGTGCATTAAAAGAACCATTTGAACCTGTTAAAAATCTACCAAATAATAAAGCGTGGGTAACCAAGATTCCTTATGTAGATAAAACTAAAGAAGTAGAAGCGTTTACCAATTGTACAGCAATAGAGAATGGTTGGGTATGGAACATACCACTATGGAGTAGAGTTGGTGCAGGTTATGTTTATTCAGATAAATTTGTAGATGATGAAACTGCTTTAAAAGAATTTAAAAATCATTTAGCAAAAGTACGACCTGGGTATGGTACCGAAGAACACGAATTTAGAAATATTAAAATGAAATGTGGTATACACCAAAGATTATTTGTAAAAAATGTTGTTGCTATAGGACTATCTGCTGGATTTATTGAACCATTGGAGAGTAATGGTTTGTTTTCAGTACACGAATTTTTAATGATGTTGGTAAGAAATATAGCAAGAGATAAAATTACGCAATGGGATAAAGACAACTTCTCATTTGCTTGTAAATATACCTATAATAGATTTCTTGAATTTGTTGGTATGCATTATGCTTTATCAACAAGGGACGATACTGAATATTGGAAGGCAATTAATAATACAGTATGGGAAGAAAGTTTATATACTTTTAAAGCTAAAATTAATCTTGGATATTTTCAAGCTGCTTTACATAGAAATCTTAGCTCCGAATTTCCTGTTGATCCTAGTAGTAATCCAGGCAGAAGTGGAATACATTTTATAGCTGCTGGTTTCAATTGGGCACCACAAGATTTACCTAATTTAGTGAATACAACACATAAGAGTGAGGAAGAAATAAGAGAATATATGGCACCATTTATAAGGAGATTAGATGAACGCAAAGCAAAATGGAATAAGGAAGTTGAAAAGTTTTCAAGTTATCACGATTTCATAGAGAAGGTGTATTACAAGTGAAGATTGCCTTGCTAAATGATACGCATTTTGGTTGTCGTAATGACAGTCCACATTTTGCAAAGTATCAAGAACGGTTTTATGATGAAGTATTTTTTCCTTATATAAAAGAACATAACATTAAAACGTTAATACATTTAGGTGACGTAGTTGATAGACGTAAATTTATAAACTTTAAAACGGCCAATTTTTTCAGACAAAAGTTTATGAAAAAACTATGGCAAGAAAAGGTTGATACTCATATTATATTAGGTAACCACGATACTTATTATAAGAATACAAATAAAGTAAATGCAATTACTGAATTATGTACAACGTATGATGGTGTAAATGAACCTTGGGTGTATGCAAGTCCAAAAGAAGTTACACTAGATGGTTTAAAGATTTTGTTTATGCCTTGGATATGTGATGATACATATGAAGAGTCTATATATGCTATTGAAAATTCAAATGCGGAAATATGTATGGGTCATTTAGAAATAAAAGGATTTGAAATGCATAGAGGATTTATGAACGACCAAGGTTTAGATAAATCAATGTTTCATAGATTTGAAAAAGTTATATCAGGACACTTTCATAAAAAATCAGATGATGGTCAGATAAATTATTTAGGAACACAATATGAAATAACTTGGAACGATTATAAAGACCCTAAAGGTTTTCATATCTTTGATACTGAAACTAGAGAGTTAACTAGAGTACCAAATCCATTAAGAATATTTAAAAAGATAGTGTATGATGATACACAACACGACTACAATACATTAGATATAGGAAAGTTTGATAACAGTTATATTAAACTGTTTGTATCTCAAAAAACAGATGAAGATATGTATGATAAGTTTATCAATAGGTTGTATAGTACATTAAATGTACACGAACTAAATATTTTTGAGGATACAAGTGATGTAACTGCTAGTGTTAAAGATGATTTAATAGAACAAGGTGAAGATACGATAACATTTTTAGGTAAATATATAGACCAATTAGATACAGAACTGAATAAAGATAAATTAAAAGAGTACACTAAAGAACTATATAGTGAGGTAAATCAATGAGTATAACGAGTAGAGAAAAAGATAAAGAAAAAAAGGCAATGGAAGAATTTCAGCAAAAAGTTGAGGCACAGATTAATAATGAAGACACACCAGTAAAAATATTAGGAAATTTAAATTTTGGACCATTTTGTGCTTATATGAAAATGGATGACGATTTTTGTAAAGGACTTTTAGAAAGAGGTCAAAATTCTACAGAAGGTTCAGCTAATAAAAGATTATCAGGTCTACTAGCTGACCAAAGACGTTATAGTGTGGAAGATAAAGAATGGTTTATAAAAAAATTTCAACCATATATGGACGCATATGTTGATGGTGCTTGTGGATTTGTTGGACAACCATATAATGAAGCACAGTTTTCAAAATCATTTACATTAATGGATTTGTGGATTAATTTTATGAAAGAAAGAGAAGTTAATACTGAACATACACACGGCGGACAATTCACTTGGGTTATGTATTTAAAAACACCAGACGTATCAAAAGAAGTAAAAGAGTTTGAAGGTACTGGTCTAGGTCCAGGAGTTGTAGGATTTCATTATGGGGAATCTGCTACACCAAAATGGGCAGAACATACATACAAATATATGCCAGAAGAAAGTTTTATGTGGATATTTCCAGCACAATTAAGACACCAAGTACATCCTTTTAGAACACCAGGAGAAAGAATAAGTGTATCAGGTAATTGTTTTATGAATCCTCCAAAACAAAAATCAAAAGTAATGACACCAGGTAATCAACCTTATGTAGGATTAGGAAAGAATTTGAAACCAGAAGGAAATTAATTTTTAGTTTTTATATTATGATAAAGTTTAAGAGAATATCTTATAAGAATTTTTTATCTACAGGCAATGTTCCAATTGTAGTAGAGTTAAATAAATCTCAACTAACATTAGTTATAGGTTCTAACGGAAGTGGTAAATCTACTTTGTTAGACGCATTATGCTTTGCTCTATTTAATAGACCGTTTCGTATTATTAAAAAAGACCAGATGGTGAATACTATTAATAATGGTGGTTGTGAGGTTGAATTAGAATTTAATGTTGGACCAAAAGAGTATAAAGTTAGAAGAGGAGTTAAACCAAACTTCTTTGAAATACATTGTGATGGACAATTAATGAGTCAAGACGCCAGCGCAATTGATTATCAAAAGTATCTTGAAACAAATATTATGAGGTGTAACTATAGGTCATTTTGTCAAGTAGTATTATTAGGGTCTTCTTCTTATATGCCATTTATGAAAATGAGAGCAAGTTTTAGAAGAGAGGTCGTTGAAGAGATTTTAGACATAAGAGCATTTAGTAGAATGGATACTATATTGAGTGGTCAACAAAGAGATTTACAGAACAAAATAACAGAAGTAAGACATCAATGTGAGCTTATAGAAACCAAGTATCAGACTGAAGCAAAGTACTTGGACACCCTTCTCCACAAGGATATAGACGTCCAAACGCATAAGAATAGAGTGGTTGAGCAGAACACCAAGGATAGACTAGAATATGAGAGTAAGATGGTTGCGATTAATAAAGAGATAGTTTCAGCAAAAGAGTGTGTAAAAGATAGACCAGAAATAGATAATAAGAATACAAAATTAAATAAAATAGAAGCGAAGATTGAACAAAATTTAGAACGACATAAGAACTCTTTAAAATTCTTTGAAGAAAATGATGTGTGTCCAACTTGTACTCAACCTTTTTCTACAGAATTTAAACATCAAAAATGTAATGAAGAGAAGAGTAAGATTAATACATTACAAGATGGTATGGAAAAGTTATTAAAAGAACTTGTAAGTATGGGAGAAAAGATAACTGAATATGATAAATTAGCAGATAAGATTTATGGTTTAAATGTTGATTTATCAAAGGTAGAAACATCATTAGATAGTTTAAAAACTCATAGTGATAATATAGAAGAAGATTTAAAAGTATTTAAAAATAAAGATGAAGATATAGCAGATATTAGAAAACAATTAAATGATATGAAAGACCAATTAAGACATTGTAAAATAGAATTAGATAAGATTGTTGAATATAAAAAGTATCAAGATGTATTAAGGCAAGTATTAAATGATAAAGGCGCTAAGGCACAAATCATTAAGAAGTATATACCTATAATGAATCAATTGATTAATAAGTATTTACAAGCAATGGAGTTTTATGTTTCATTTCATTTAGATGAAGAGTTTAATGAAACAGTAAAGAGTAGATTTAGAGATACTTTTAATTATAACAATTTTAGTGAAGGTGAAAAGATGAGAATAGATTTAGCATTACTATTTACTTGGAGAGATATTGCTAAACTTAAAAACTCTACAAATACAAATCTATTAATATTAGATGAGATATTTGATTCAAGTTTAGACCTTGCTGGAACAGATGATTTCTTTAAAATAATACAGAAATTATCAAATGAAAATGTCTTTATTATTTCACATAAAGGTGATATACTATTTGATAAATTTACAAATATAATTAAGTACAAGAAAGACCAAAACTTTACTGTACTAGATAGGATATAATGCCAGAAGAAAAAAAGAAAGAAAGATTTTTGCAACTGATACCACCTAGTGACCCTAGAGTTATGTCAGCAATAGCACCTTTTACAGATGATATGTTAAAGGAACACGACTTAAAAGATAGAAAAGAACTATCAGATTTAATGTTTAAATCAATGGCAAGATATGGTGGCATAGGTTTATCTGCTAATCAAGTAGGGTTACCATTTAATATGTTTGTATTAGGTGATAATTTATCATTAGAAAAAGGTTTAAAAATGACTTGTTTTAATCCTATGATAGTTAGTACAAGTGAAGAATTAATTTTAATGAAAGAAGGTTGTTTAACATATCCTTTTTTATTTCTATCTATACAAAGACCAAGAAAATGTGTAGTAAAATATACAGATGAAAAAGGTGATTTAAAAGAAGGTAATTTAGATGGTATGTTTAGTAGAATATACCAACACGAATATGAACATATGTTAGGTAGAAATTTTACAGAACACGCAAGTAAAATGAAGTTAGAAATGGCAGAAAAAAAGGCAAAGAAACAATGGCTGATGTGGAAAAAAAGAAGTGAAAAAATTAACAAATAAAACTGATACAAAAAATGCATTAGAAGCATTTGGTGTAGAGATAATAGGTGATGACCTTATTACAAGTAAGGGCAATCTAAAAGGTGCTGTTCAAGATGAAGAAGAATTAAACTTTAATATTGATATGATATATGAGTATTGGAAGAAGAGAGGATTTCCTTATTATGCTACAGATAAACAGTATAGAGAAGCACAGTTTAAAACATTACAATCTACAGACTTTAAAGGTCTATTAACGCAAGACAAAATTATTAAACCGAATCAAACAGGACTATCTTTAGCTTGGTCGTATATGCCACATAGTTTTGGTATACGTTGTGGTAAAATGAGAACTCCTATGGAGATATATGAAAATGAAGAACACTTTAAAAAAGGTATTAAAAAATTATTAACAGGTAGTTTCTTTGGTAAACAATCAGTAGATACTTTAATGCCTATTAATGATAATTTATATGGTGAAACAGTTGAAATATCACCTAAAGCAAAACACAAATCAGAAAGTGTTATGAGGTCTTTATTAAGAAGATATACAGGAACTCAATGTGTATCTAATTTTAGACCTACAGCAGCGGCGTGTTTATATACACATTTTGCCCACCCAGGTGCTATGGTATGGGATATGTCAATGGGATATGGTGGTCGTATATTAGGTGCAATTATAGCAGATATTAATTATATAGGTACTGATCCAGCTGAATTAACATTTAACGGATTAAAAGAAATTAGAAAAGATTTTGGTAGAGATAATAGACATTACTTTTTAAACAAGTGTGGTAGTGAAACCTTTGTTCCAAAAGAAAATACTTTAGATTTTGCATTTACAAGTCCACCTTATTTCAATTGGGAACAATATGGTGAAGAAGACGGACAATCATTTAATCAATATGATGGTACTGAAGCGTGGAACAATGGCTTTTTAAGAACAACTATACAAAATGCATATATAGGATTAAAAAAAGGTAAGCATATGGGGTTAAATGTAGCGAACATTAAAACACATAAGAACTTTGAAGATGATACAGTACGAATCGCTGTAGAAGAAGGATTTACACACACGGATACCTACAAATTACAGTTATCCTCGCAAGAATCTGGTGCAAAATATGAGCCAGTTTTCATATTCCAGAAATAGGATCGTCTGGAAGCCGCATAAAACCAGGGGAAATTAACTATTGACTTTGGCAAAAAACTCCTGTATAGTATACACATACTATGAAAAAGACTACTACAATAAATTTAGATACTAAAAGTCAGCTAGCTAAATTAATCGCAACAGAAAATATAATCATACAACACAACAGCGTTTCAACAGCGTCTTTTAATACAAAGAGTCGTGTGTTAACTCTCCCTATATTTAAAGAACAATCAGGTGATGTTTATGATATGTTAATTGCTCACGAATGTGCTCACGCTTTATTTACTCCAGAAGACGGATGGAAAAAAATATGTGATGATGATGAGTTAAGAACTTACGTTAATGTATTAGAAGATACTAGAATAGACAAAAAAATTCAAAAGAAATACCCAGGAGTTGTTAGAAATTATATCAACGGTTTTGATATATTAGAAAAACAAAACTTCTTTGGTATGAATAACAAAGATTTAAATAAAGAACTTATGTTAATTGATAAGATTAATTTAAGAAGTAAATCAAGTAATAGATTACCATTTATATTTACTCCCGATAATAATAATTGGTTAGCAAAAGTTGACGCCATCAAATCTTTTGCTGACGTTGTTAGAGTTGCTAAAGACCTATTAAATTGGCAGAAAAAACAAGTTGAACAAATGAAAAAATTGCCAGACTTTGATGAACACCCATTAATTAAAAACTATGAATTATCAGATGACGATTTTGATGACGAAGAAGATACGCAAGAAATAGAATCAAAAGAACAAAACGAAGATGATAAACAAGATGAAAAAAATGATAAAAGAGATTCAGAAGATAAAGGAACAGACAACGATTTAAAAGATTCAGAAAAAGAAAAAGAAAAAGAAGAACAAAAATCAGAAGCAACACAACACGCCAGCGGCGCTGACGGTGTACCTCCAGAAAAAAAATTGAAAGCTATTACAAACGATTATTTTGAACAGAAAAAAGAACAGTTGTTAGATAAAAAAACTACTTATACATATGGAACATTACCATCACCAAATTTTAATCAATGTTTAGTATCATATAAAACTTTTACAAATGATTTTAGAAAACATATCAATCAACAAATACACAAATGGCCAAATGAAACAATAAAATATAAAAGATGGATCCTAGATAAGTTTAAAAAATTTAGAAAAGAAAATAAAAAAACAGTTATGTATCTTGTTAAAGAATTTGAAATGAAAAAAGCAGCGTCTGCTTACAAGAGAGCAAGTACTGATAAAACAGGAGTTATTGATCCTTTAAAATTAAAAAATTATAAATTTAGTGAAGACATTTTTAAAAAAATGACTATTATACCAGACGGTAAGAACCACGGTATGATAATGTTATTAGATTGGTCAGGTAGTATGAGTGATTGTATTTCTGATACAGTTTGTCAATTAATTAATCTAGTTGAATTTGTTAAAAAAGTTAACATACCATTTGAAGTATATTTCTTTACAAGTGAAAGAGATTATGAAGAAAAAGAAAAAGAATATTGGAATTATAAACACGGTGACTTTGCTTTTGATGAATTTAAATTAGTAAATTGTTTGAGTCATAGAATGAAAAAAAATGAATTTGAAGAATCATTATTATATCTATACCATATGGCAAGAGATTATGACCAACGTTGGGGAAGTAGAGATTTATCAGAAAGACCAGAAGGAAGTACATATAGTATACCAGACAAATACTATTTAGGAAATACTCCTTTAAATGAAGCATTGATAGTAATGAATAAATTAATACCAGAATTTCAAAATAAATATAAAGTTGAAAAACTTACTTTCATTACTTTAACTGACGGAGGTGCTAATAGTTTTAGACATAATCAGATAGTACCTGTACCAGATAAACCTACTAAAGCATTTGATGAATATGATATTAAACAAGCAAAATTAAAAAATAGAACTTATCTTAAAAAGAGTATTGATTACAGTACTAAAGTAGTTATTACTCATAAGAATAAAAAAATAGTTTTAACAGACGGTTGGTACGGTAGTGCTATGACCGATACGTTATTAGATATTATAAAAACAGACCACAAACCTACAATAGTCGGGTTCTATATTGTTAAAAGAATTAGACGTTGGGATATGGATAGATTTATCGGTGACTATACTGATTATGAACATAAAGAAAAAAAGAGAATGAAACTGTTAAAAGAATTTAGAACTGAAAACGCTGCTACAGTAAATCAAACCGGTTATGATAAGTATTTCTTATTAAACGGTAAGAAAATGCACGTAGAGAACTTTAGTCTTCAAGACGCAACTATTAAGAAAGGAACTGGTGCTGAATTAAAAAGAATCTTCGGTAAGAGTATGAAGAATCGACTAGTTTCAAGAGTAGTTTTAAACAAATTTATAGCCGAGGTGGCATAAACAATGAAAAAAACATTGAAAAATAAGGGTATATTAACTGTTGACTTTCCCGAAAAAGTCCTGTATAATATACTTATAAACACAATATGAAAGGACGTGAAAACACTATGTTAAATCAAAAACAAATAGACTTTGTAAAACACGCTAAGAAGTTGTTTCCAAACAAAGTTGAATTAACACTTGCTGATTTAGTACTTGCCAATAAAGAATTTGGACATAAGTACGAACCGCAATGGTTAACAAAAGATAAGAACCTAAAAGTTGATAGGGGATTATTTAAATTACCAAACATAGATGATACAGTTGAAGAAACTAAAGTTTCTAAAACTGAAACCGTTAAAGAGAATAAAGTAACTGAAGCAGCTTACATTGTTTCATCTTTGACCGGTGATATTGTTCCTAAAAAGGATTCAGTATTCGTATCATTTGGTAATTATCCTGACTTAAAATCAATCGTTAAAACAAAAATGTTTTATCCAGTTTTCATCACAGGACTTTCCGGAAACGGTAAGACTATGGGAGTTACCCAAGCTTGTGCTGAGAATAGAAGAGAAATGATTAGAGTCAATGTAACAATTGAAACAGACGAAGACGATTTACTCGGCGGTTATAGACTTAAAGACGGTCAAACTGTTTGGCAAAACGGACCTGTTATAGAAGCAATGGAGAGAGGTGCTATTCTATTACTTGATGAGATTGACCTTGCAAGTAATAAGATTATGTGTCTTCAACCAATTCTTGAAGGATCCGGAATCTTTGTTAAAAAAATAAATAAATTTGTGAAACCTGCTGACGGATTTAACGTGATTGCTACTGCTAATACTAAAGGACAAGGTAGTGAAGACGGTAAGTTTATCGGAACTAACGTGCTTAACGAAGCATTTTTAGAAAGATTTCCAATTACATTTGAACAGAAATATCCAAGTGTTAAGATTGAAGAAAAAATCTTGATTAAAACTCTTGAAAGAAGCGGTAAAAAAGACCAATCGTTTTGTAAGAAGTTAGTCACTTGGGCAGACGTTATAAGAAAAACTTTCTTTGACGGAGGCGTTGATGAGATTATCTCAACAAGAAGATTAGTCCACATAGTTCAAGCATTTACTATCTTTAAAGATAAGATAAAAGCTATTGAAGTATGTACTAATAGATTTGATGAAGATACAAAAAATTCATTTGTAGAGTTATATACTAAAGTTGACGGAGGCGCTACAGCAGATACAATTGCTGAAGACCAAAGAAAATCTGAAGTTGCTCAACAAGTTGAAGACAATGAGAGTGAGTCAAAAGATGACGCTGCTGAATCAGACAATGATACATCAGCTCATATTTAAAACCTCTCAATCATAGTGTACGTCCTGAAGCGGAGGTAGTGCTCCGCTTCATAAACTACACTTTACTAAATATTGAATATGCAAGATACACTTATTAAAAAAGGAATAAAATTAAAAACCGTAGCAGGTGTAAAAGATTTTAAAGAAGAAGCAGAAAGAGAAATGAAAGAACTAGGTGAATCTATGAAATCATCTAGGCGGCAAGAAACTGTTAGAAAAGAAATTGAAAAGATTAGAAAAGATGGAAAAATGAAAGAGGATAGTATATATGATATACATAAAATAATAAATGAAGCAGAAAAAAGAATTAAAGATAAGATGAAATGATAAAAGACAAAAATAAAGAAGCAATTAAAATAATAGAAGAGAATAAACTTACTAACGTCTATTCACCTGAGGATCAAATCAAAATGGAGTTAGAAAAAGACTTAAAAAAATTAAAAACAGAATCAGAAAAATCACAAGATGAATTAGAACCAATAAATGAAAAGGAGGAAAGTTGACACAAGGTATAGAGGTTGAAGTTAGAGGCGGTAATGTAGAGAAAGCTATGAGAGTGCTTAAGAAAAAAATGCTTAAAGCAGGCACTTTAAAAGAGTATAGATTAAAACAATACTACAGAAAACCGTCAGAAATTAAGAGAGAAAAGAAAAAAGAAGGCATTAAAAATTACAAAAAGCAGAAGAAATTAAGAGAAGCAAGATTATAGAATTTGTTAATTCCAGCGCCTGTGCTTTGAATAAATATATTATACCAGGCAACTCATAAGTCCTGGGGCGTGGAATGGTGCCAGTACCACATATTTTAAATATGAAAACTGGTAGTAGTTTGAGGTCTACTTTAACAAAACCTCAATGAATTAACAGTTTTGTAGGAGTTTGGGGAGACTCTAAAACCTATAGCAGGTCCCGAAAAGCGATACCAGCATATGAAGCGGACACCGTGAGTGATATTTTGTTAGTTTTACACACTTAAAAATAAAACTAACGGCGCTACTTGTATATTGTAGAATACTACATATATAAGTAGTAGCGAGTGCCTATTAAGGGCTCGTATTTAAATAACTTTGCTTAATAAAGGAGGTTTATATGACCAATAAAGCATTATCTATTTTTAAACAATTAAGACCAGTATCAGTTGGATTCGATTCAATCTTTGATAATTTTCAATCAATGTTTGATGACGATTACATCTATGATATACAACCTAGTTACCCACCATACAATATAGTTAAGTCAGGTACGAATATGTATGATATTGAAGTTGCATTAGCAGGATTCAATAAAAAAGACATTAACGTATCTGTTGAACAAGGGTTACTTACTATTGAAACCAAAGCAGAAAAAGATACTTCTGATAAGGATACAGGTGGTGAAGTATTACATAAGGGTATATCTAAAAGGAAGTTTAAAAGAACTTTCACAATCGCTAATGATGTAAAAGTAATTGGTGCAGAACTGAAAGATGGACTTTTAAAAGTTTCTATGGAGAAGATAGTTCCAGATGAAATGAAGTTTAAAACAATAGACGTTAAGTAATAACGTAATATAGATAGTGGCGGGTAAAACCGCCGCTATTACTTTGTATAAATAGTATTATATAATAGAAGAGGAAATTATGAATAAAATATTAATAGTATTAATGAGTTTGATTCTAGTTAGTTGTTCAAATATCACAAATCCTAAATTATCATTTGGTAAGAAATGCATAGAGAAAGGCAACGAAGTTGTTTACTCTTATGTATGGATATATGATAAAACCGCAGGATTACAAGCAGATAATATAACTTGTGAAGCGATAGCAAACCAGGATTGACATTAGATAGAGTTAGTGATATATTAACTCTATGATTAAAAAAGTATATAATTATAAATTATGAAGGAGTTGATATGAATCTATCACAAAATACAGTTGCAATCTTAAAGAATTTTGCTGAAATTAATAAAAATATTTTAGTAAAACCTGGAAAGCAATTACAAACTATTTCTACTTTAAAGAACATTCTTGCTGAAGCAGATATAGATAATAAATTTGAGCAAGAGTTTGCGATATACGATTTACCAGAATTTCTACGAGCAGTTGAATTGTTTTCTAAATCAGATATCAAATTTAATGGCACTAGTAAATTGGTTATATCAGATACCAATTCAAGACAATCAGTTAAGTATTTCTTTGCAGATAAATCAGTAATTGTTGCACCAACAAAAAGTATAACAATGCCTGATAAGTTTGTAACCTTTACATTAAAAAGAACTGCCTTTGCTGATTTACAAAAAGGTATAGTTACATTAAACTTACCAGATATTGCAGTAAAAGGTGATGGTAAAATCATTACAATGATTGCAACTGATAAGAAAAACAAATCATCTAACGATTATTCTGCTGAAGTAGGTACAACTGATAAAACTTTTGTAGCATATTTCAAAGCAGAAAATTTAAAAATCATACCAGATGATTATGATATTGCAATTTCTAAACAAAGATTAAGTCATTTTGTTAATAGAAATAAACCAGTACAATATTGGATAGCATTAGAACCAGATAGTGAGTTTTAATTATATGTATTTTACTGAACCAAGAGATTGGACAATTACTTTCATTAAAAAACACACAGCAAGAGGTTCACACAGGTGGGCATTTTGGTTAGAAGGTATTGTAATAGGAATATTGATAGGGTTGATTATATAATGAAAGGTTTGAGTATATTATGGCAGAAAATTTATGGGTTGAGAAGTACAGACCCACAAAAATTGATGATTGCATTTTAACAAATGAATTAAAAGAAACTTTTAAACAGTTTCTAAATCAAAAAGAACTTCCAAACTTATTACTATCAGGCACAGCAGGTACAGGTAAGACTACTGTAGCACGTGCCTTATGTGAAGAGTTGGGCGCTGATTACATTATAATTAATGGATCAGATGAAGGTAGACAGATAGATACGTTAAGACATAAGATTAAAAACTTTGCGTCAACTGTATCATTAACTGAAACAGCAAGTCATAAAGTTGTTATAATTGATGAGGCAGACTATATGAATGCTGATAGTGTTCAACCTGCATTAAGAAATTTCATAGAAACATTTTATAAAAATTGTAGATTTATCTTTACTTGTAATTATAAGAATAAGATATTACCAGCATTGCATAGCAGATGTACTGTTATTGATTTTGCGATTACAAATGGTGATAAGAATAAATCTTATAGTGATTTTCATATACGATTACAACATATTTTAAATGAAGAAAAGATAGAGTTTGATCCAAAAGTAATTGCAGAACTAATACAAAAATATTATCCAGATTTCAGAAGAACTATAAATGAACTTCAAAGATATTCAGTAAGAGGTAAGATTGATAGTGGTATATTATTCAGTTTAACTGAAGCAGATACTAAACAACTTATCGCAATTTTAAAAGAAAAAAGATTTAATGATATGAGAAAATGGGTTATACAAAACCTAGACAAAGAACCATCAGCATTATTTTCAAGTGTATATGAAATACTATACAAACATTTACAACCACAAGATATGGCACAAGCAGTTTTAGTTATTGCTGGGTATCAATACAAGGCTGCTTTTGTAGCAGACCAAGAGATTAATATGGTTGCTTGTTTAACCGAAGTAATGGCAAACTGTAAATTCAAATGATGGATAGAAAAGCAACACTTGGTACAATGGGTGAAAAGATAGTAAGTAATTACTATTCTAGGGCAGGTAATATAGTAGAACACTCTATTGATCCTTATGATAGCCATAAAGATTTACTAGTAGATGGTAAAAAAGTTGAAGTTAAAACTCAAACTCGTTTTGTAATGAAAGATTGTTTTACTCTTAAATTAAATCAAATTAAAAAATGTATAAACGGATTCTATATAGTAGAGTGTCCTACAACAGCAAGTAATGAATCCTCATTATATAAAGTAGATAAAGGATTTAGATATAACACAGGACATATGAATAACGGAGATGTTAGATATGAAATACCTAGACAACAACCAGCAGTTAAAAAATTAGCAGACATTGAAGGCAAAGAGAAAATGTTATTGAGAAAATACAGCACAAATTATGTACGAACTAAAAGATTACCTTAAAGCAATTAATGAATCAAAAGAGAACTTATTAGACACAACTGATCCAGTGTGGGAAAAAAAGTTTCCACCCTTTGTGATTAACCGTTGTTTATCTATGTTCT